TCATCGGGATATGGGAACAATACATTTCCCAATATTGAGACACAACCAGATGACTGTTTAAATCCTTATTCAGTAACTAAAGTTGCTGGTGAGAAACTGTGCCAGATGTATACTGAACTATTCGGATTGAAGACTGTCACATTCAGATATTTTAATGTATATGGAGATAGGGCACCTAGAAGGGGGCAGTATGCTCCTGTGATTGGCATCTTTTATCGTCAGAAAGCAGCAGGTGAGTCACTCACTATTGTTGGTGACGGAGAACAGCGTAGAGACTTTGTTCATGTCTCTGATGTGGTTCGTGCTAATATCGCTGCTGCCACCATAGCAATAGATGACAAATCCTATGGAAAGGTTTATAATGTGGGTTCGGGTAAGAACTATTCGGTGAATGAAATTGCCGGATGGATATCCGACAAGCAAGAGTACATTGATCCTCGTAAAGGTGAAGTAAGAGTTAGTCTTGCTCACATTGGTAGAATCAAAAATACTTTTGGTTGGGAACCACAAGTTGATTTGGAAGAATGGGTAAAATCAAATGCTTAGAGAACTTCATGTCACATTATGGAGTTGGGTTGCCGAATTAGAGTATAGACTCTATCCTTGGAAAAGTTCTACTCCTCCTGCTTGGGCAGAGGAACAATATGGGGCAGACACTTCAGTTGTTTATGATGATCATAAATTTAATAATGATTCATTACATTATGATTGGTTGAAGGTGCACGATGATAAAATCGGTCGCCTTCAAGAAGAAATGATCTGGACACAAAACGAAATTCACAAATTAAAGAAACATGCTGGGATATAATTACCTAGGCAAACTAGGACAACTTGGTAATCAAATGTTTCAGTATGCCGCTTTGCGTGGCATTGCTGCTAATAAAGGATATGAATTCTGCATTCCAGATCATGATGAAATGGTCGTAGATGTCCTTGGCAATAAACTGAGGATTGAAATTGATAAACCATTTTACTTAAAGGGGTGTGAGTTCAGAGACACTGTTGGTGACCAGTATGTCCAAGAACCTGGGTTTGCTTTTTGTCAAGATTTATATGATTATTGTCCTGACGATGTGAGTCTTGTTGGATACTTTCAAAGCGAAAAGTATTTTGACAATATTGCTGATGAAATTCGTGAAGATTTTACGTTTAAGGATGAGATATTAGAACCCTGTAAAGATATGATTGCTGATGTAAATGCTCCAATCGCTCTTCATATCAGGAGAGGTGACTTTTTGAAGAATTCAGGTAATCATCATAACCTAGATATTGATTATTATCGAAGAGCACTTGGAAAGTTTCGTCGTGATAGAAACGTGGCAATTTTCTCCGATGATCCCCATTGGTGTAAGAAGCAAGAGTTGTTTAATGATGATAGATTTTTAATTGCTACTGGCAATGGCAGTTATGTTGATCTATGCTTGATGTCACTCTGCTCTGACTTTATTATTGCTAACAGCACTTACAGTTGGTGGGGAGCATGGTTGGCAAATAAAGGACGAGTTATCGCACCTTCCCGATGGTTCGGACCTAACAATCAACATATGGACACAAAAGACTTGTACCCCAAACACTGGGAGATTATCGATGGATAGAAACAAAGCAGCATACAAACTCAAAGGAATTGGTCCTATCTATTGTATCAATCTGGACGATCAACCAGATCGATGGAACTATATGGAGGAGCAGTTCAAGTATTGGGAGATCGACAACTACACTCGTATATCCGCGTATGACGGTCGAGAAGATGACCTAAGCCATATTATCAAAGGCAGATATCCTGATACAATGACTTCAAGCGAGATCGGTTGTACGACTTCTCATCTTAAAGCAATTAAACAGTTCTACGAAAGCGGAGAACCGTATGCTATTATGATGGAGGACGATTGCAATCTTGATCTCGTCCGCTTCTGGGACTTTACATGGAGGGACTTTTACTGTAAACTTCCTTATGATTGGGATGTCTGTCAGATTGCTATTATCTGCACAGGTGATATACAAATCAAGGTTCACAAACGATTCGTCAATGAATTCTCTACTGCTTGTTATCTAATCACTAGACATCATGCTAAAAAGATGCTTGATCTTCATGTTCGTGGGGACAAGTATAAACTAGATAATGGTGTCCGTCCCCGTCCTGTTGCTGATGACCTCCTTTATAATTCAGGCAACACCTATGCTCTTCCTTTACTTTTGTACAAGATTGAGTTAGGATCTTCAATCCATCCAGAACACATTGATGTTTTCCATAAAGGAAACTATGAAGCACAATTTAATTTCTGGTCACAGAAGGGTGCTCAAATGTCAATTGATGAACTGATGGATTATGACCCATATTTGGGTCGAGTTTCCGAATCTACGGCAACTCAATCACAGCAGGGTTGACACAATCAAACAACACTGCTAGTATAAATACTTAACCTTTTTTATATTGTTATAAAAAAGGCAATAAACGAGACATGTCGAGTCTTCTTTCATCTGCGGGTAAACACTCCGCAAGTAAACAAAAGGTATTAAAATGATCAAATCTGTATTCGCAGCAACCGCTGCTCTTTCCGTTTCCGCTGGCGCTGCTGTCGCTGGTCCCTACGTCAATGTAGAAACCAATGCAGGATGGACGGGATCCGAGTATAACGGTTCTGCTACCGATCTACACTTGGGTTACGAAGGTGCTCTGGGTGAGCGTGGTTCGTACTACGTCCAGGGTGGTGCTACTCTGGTCAGTCCTGACGGCGGTGAAACCGACACCGTCCCTTCTGGTAAGGCAGGTCTTGGTTTCGCTGTAACTGACGCCCTCGGCGCTTATGGTGAAGTCTCCTTCGCGGGTTCTGGCGATGATGATATCGACCGTGGATATGGTGCCAAGATCGGTCTGAAGTACAACTTCTGATATTCATTCTAAACTTGTGGGGTCTTAATGACCCCCTTTTTTTATGAAAAGAATTCTTCAGTCACCTGTTACCCACTTCAATTTATTATTGGTGGGATTCCTCATCATAGTTGGTGTGATGCATAATCATGCTCACTACACTATGGAACTTGATGCTGATTCCTATGTCAGAGCATTTTGTAAAAAGAATCCTGACGAATGTCAAAGATTTTTAAATGAATAGTATAAAACACTACATAAGACCTCTTGACAGGGGTCTTTTTTTACTATATACTATGTAAAGAATTATTACAATAGGTAAATGACTGTAACAACGAATGAACTTGGTCAACAAAATTTGTTTGCCAGGGAACCTCAGATGTACATCTCACAGACTGACGCTGAGCGTTATGGTTACGAATCACACAATGAAAAGGCTGAGAAACTGAACGGTCGTGCTGCTATGCTTGGCATCATTGCTGGATTTATTTCTTATGCTGCCACTGGCAAGTTTTTCTTCGGAGTGATTTGATGATCGCTGGGATGTGGATCTTGACGACAGTTGTTTTTTTCTACCTTTTGAGGTATAGTATTAAACAATTACCTGAAACACACTGATGATCTTCAACGTTACCTTTCGCTCTACTGATGGTGACCAAACCATCAAAGTCGAGGATGATCAATACATCCTTGATGCCGCTGAAGAAGCAGGTATTGATATGAACTACTCCTGTCGTGCTGGTGCTTGTTCTTCTTGTGCTGGTAAGATTGTAAGTGGTACAGTTGATCAGTCCGACCAATCTTTCTTGGATGATGATCAAATTGATGCTGGATTCGTTCTTACCTGTGTCGCTTATCCTACCAGCGACTGTGTGATTGAAATTGATAAAGAAGAAGAACTTTATTAATGTCTAACATTGCTAAATTTCTGATTTATCAGGAGTATTTTTCTTTACTGTGTTCAATCCAGCACTTAAAAATGCAAAGAATCATATAGTTAGATACAATGACTATAAACCCCATGTCAATCCAACTATATACGAGGTAAAAGGACAGTTTAATATGCCTAACCCAGACGCTCTTTGGCAGGATATCCAGAAACTCGACGATTTGTATGAAGAGCTACTGTGGAATCCTGACGATGAGTTACAATTTAATATTGAATATCTAAAAGGTAACGGCAGGGTCGTTATCACAAACAAAACACAAATGGAGAATCTAAAATGAATGAAAACGCAGAACGCATTAACGGACTTGCAGCAATGCTTGGTATTGTAGCTGCACTAGGTGCATACGCACTAACTGGACAAATCATTCCAGGAATTTGGTGACTTATGATTTAATAACGCTACAGACACTAATATTCATCGTCACTCCATTCTTCTTAATGCTTGCATTAACTAGTAGAGAGGATGACGATGATAGTGGACCAAGTGGTGGTATAATGGAACCAATAATTTAAAGGAGCAAAACAATGACAGAAAACGCAGAACGCATCAATGGATGGGCAGCAATGCTCGGTATCATAGCAGCAATGGGGTCTTATGCTGCTACTGGTCAAATTATTCCCGGTCTATGGTGATCAATATGTTAATCATAGCAGCGTCTCTGATAGGAGGGTTTATGATTGCTGCCCTATTGACAGAGAATGCTGATGATGATGACAACGGACCTGATTCAGGTCTAGCACAACCAGTATATCAAGGGACCAATTAGGTCCCTTTTTTTCTAAATATTAGTGTGTTACTTCCTCTATATGTCAGACATCAATCTGAAGAAAGAGGATGCTAAAAAGAACAAATTTGAATGGGCAGATGAGGGGGTAGCTACCCTGGTGAGAGTCATCATTCTTGGTTGGTCAGCAGCGATTCTAACCTTGAATTATGTAACTGTTCCAGGCATCCCACAAAAGAATATCGATCCTACCTTCATCGCTAGTGTTTTTACTGGGACTTTAGCCACATTCGGAGTTGTTCCAGCTAAAAAGAAAGAAGAAAAGAAAAATGATGAAACCAAAACAATATGATTCAATAGATCATGTTGTGAATAGATAGTGTGGTTGCGTAAACATAATGAAGTACTTTTTCGCACTTCTTTCTACGCTGTTTTTTGCTGCTCCAATATGGGCAGTAGACGTGCAGATGGGTTCAAACGGAAATCTTGTGTTTGATCCTGCCGAAGTTACTATCACCGCAGGAGAATCGGTTCATTTCGTTAACAACATGCTTCCACCACATAATGTTATTGTTGAGGGTCGTCCGGACTTAGGTCACGAATCCCTAGCAATGTTACCAGGTGAAGAGTTTGATATTGCATTTAATAATGCAGGTGACTATACTTACTGGTGTGCCCCCCATAAGGGTGCAGGTATGATTGGAAGTGTGCATGTGAAGTAATGAAAAAATTCAACACTGCTGTTTTAGACATCACTGTTGCTATACTTGACTTTCTTTATCAAGGAAGAGATTATCCACGTTTCTGGGTGCTTGAGGAGATTGCTCGAGCACCCTATTTTGCTTTCTTAAGTGTATTGCATTTTCGCGAAAGTATGGGACTTCGGGGGCCAGAGCATCTATATTTGATGAAACAACACTTTGAGCAGTCAATTAATGAAACAGAGCATCTTGAATATATGGAAAGTATGGGTGGTAACACTTATTTTATCGACCGCTTTGTCGCCAAACACCTCGTACTTATCTATTATTGGGTCAATGTGATATATTATTGGGTAGATCCCGTGTCTGCTTATCACTTATCTTATGAAGTAGAAGTTCATGCAGCTAGTACATATGCTAAACACTTAGCATCGAATGGTCATGACGATAAAATCCTTGAGATCTTAAATGATGAATTAACACATAGTCATGAGTTATTAAAAGCAATGGAGATTATTAAATGAAAGTAGGACTAATCGGACTCGGTCGTATGGGAGAAGGAATGTCCCGTCGT